AATATCATTTATTTACTAAATGGGGTTGTAATTTACTACATGAGTTAGTATAATACTATCAACAAGTTAACAAAGAGATATAAAATGCAAACAATAATCGACAATAGAACTAATAAAATTATCAAAGAACTTCCAGATGGTACGACACATCAACAAGCAAATATTTTCTGTCATGGTATGAATTTCGCAGCTATGACAATTGATTCTAAATTGTCAATGTTTACATTTGCAGTAGGTGAACACGATGTGGAAGAATATATTTGTGGTGAATGTGAACACGATTTAGATGAATGTACATGTACGTGCGACTGTGGTGCGAATATTAGAAAATGTAAGTGTGATTATTAACAAAGGAGCAGTGAGATGACAGGAAAAGAGTTAATACAAGAATTGAAAGAGAAGTATATACAAGCATATATGGAGTTATTCAAGACTGGTAAAGGTGGTGAACTTGTACATCAATACATAGGGTCAGACTGTTTTTATCTGAGCAGTGCGAGTATCCTAAAAGCAATTCAAGGGGTATACGATAAAAATGTGTATATTAGTTATTCGATTGGCTGTAGTTCGTATATGAATAAGCCGACAGAAGAAACTTTGACAAAAGCGATCGAGATAATGGAAGGAGCTATAAAATGAGTAACTATATTATTCGTGACATGGAGCAAGGCACTGATGAATGGTTGCGTGTAAGATGTGGAAAGTTAACAGCTAGTGATATATTTAAATACAAGGGTAATGCTATTGTAAGAACAGGATTAATATATGATAAAGCAAGTGAGCGTATTACTAAAAAGATACCTTGTCCTATATATAGCAAAGATATACAGAGGGGAAAGGATTTAGAGGGTGAAGCTCTTGTATCTTATGAGTATCATAATGATGTAGAAGTAAATCAAGTTGGATTTATGGAGCTTAATAAATTTGTTGGGTGTTCTCCAGATGGATTGATAGAAGATGATGGCGTTATAGAAGTGAAAGCACCTAATTCAAAACTATTTTTACAGCAGGTTATGAATGGTGTTGCTGCGATACCTAAATTATATATCTATCAAATGCAGATGATTATGTATATATCAGAAAGAAAGTGGTGTGATTACTACATATATAACACTTCTTTTAAAAATAAAGGACATTCTATTAGAATAAATAGGGATGAAGATATAATAGAGGATATAAAAAATATTATTGAAAGATCGAATAATGAAATACAGTATATTATTAATAATTATGAGGAAAAAATAAAATGAGTTTTAAAAAGTTATATGAGATAAATGTTAATGATAAAACAGAGAATTTACAGGGAAAAACATATTTAAAATGGAGTTATGCTTGGGCAGAATTTGTTAAAATATATCCTGATGCAACATATAAAATTATTAAAAATGAAAATAGATTACCATACTTTGAAAGTACCATAGGAGCAATGGTATATACAGAAATAACAGCGAATAACCTTACGCATGAGATGTGGTTACCAGTCATGAATAGTTCTTTTAAGGCTATGAAAAATATTTCTTATACATATGCTACTAAAAATGGTGATAAGGCTGTTGAGGCTTATACAATGTTTGATATTAACAAAACTATAATGCGATGTTTGGTTAAGAATATTGCGATATTTGGTTTAGGTTTATATATATATGAAGGTGAAACATACCCAGAAGAAAATATAGAATTTATAGATTCTTCACGTGTTAAAATACTTAATGATATGATAGTAAAAGCTAGTGTGAATAAATTAATTTTTATGCAACATTTTAAAATTAATAGTATCGAAGAGACACCATTACAAAATTATGATGTAATGATTTCATCTTTAGATAAAAAGATAAAAACTAATAAGATTGATAATGAAAAATAAGCTAGAAGTAAGGGATCTTGTACATAAGTTTGGATTCTACTCTAATATTAAATCTATTACTGGTGTTAATTTAGATAGCTTATGTAGATATAAAAAGCAGGGTTATATTCCTAAGGATATAGCTTCATTTATAATAAGTATTGCACATCAAAGAGGTTACATATTTATAAAACATACAGATATTGATTGGATAAATTACAATAAAGATATAAAAATTAATAAAAAATAAAAGGAATGAGCAATGATATACGGAATAAGTTTGAAAATAGATGTTAGTAAAATAGATAAGTCAAAATTGTTTAAAGGTGCTAAAGGTATGTATTTGGATGCAACAGTTTTCTTCGATACAGAAAAAGAAGACAAATTTGGAGGTCATGGAGCAATACAGCAAAAGACAGAAAAAAACGATCCTAACATATACTTAGGTAATTGCAAAAAGTTCTACGAAAAAGGAGATACACAGCAAAATCTTGGCACACAAAGACCACCACAGCCAAAGTTTGATTCTAGTACATTCGATGATAGCGAAATACCCTTTTAATATATAATTAAGGTTAAATATGAGACATGAAGAGCATAATATACAAGTTAATTTCGTTAAATGGTTTAGAATTAAATATAAAAAAAACCTTATATTTTCTATTCCAAATGGTGGTAAAAGAGGGATATTAGAAGCTGTTAGACTTAAAAAAGAGGGAGTTGTTGCGGGAATACCTGATATACAAGTTCTTCTTAATAATGTTAGTCTTTTCATTGAGTTAAAAACTAGAACTGGTAAATTATCAGTTAAACAAAAAGAAACTATTTCTTTGATGGAATCTTTAGATCACAATATTATTGTTTGTTATGGTTTTGATGATGCAGTTAAGAAAACAGTTATAGCAATGGATAAAATAAAGGAGAAGTTAAATAATGCACGATGATGCAACAACAGAGAATATTATTACTTGTCAATAAACTCTTTAATTAGGGTTTTTTTGTTTAAAATGATAAGATATTTATAATTCAATTAAAATTATTTAATATATGATAAGAATATTTATAGTAATAGTTCTTTGTTTATTCTTAAATTCATGTTTCTTAGCGGATGCTACAAAGGGTCTAAGCTCGTTGATTGCACCATCTAATAATATATCTGGTGGTGATACTGCCCAGAACGCAGTGAAAGTTGCTCTTAATACAGGGCATGGTTCTAGTTTTGACAGGTCTATATTCAATAAAAAAGATAATTCAACACAGATGCCAGTCGATGTGTCACCGACTAAAACAATTCTGGCGGGTGTCAACAATGATAAGTCTAAAAACTCAACACAAGTTCAAACTTCAACAAGTAAAAATAACAAAAAAACATCTTATTCAGGTTCAGATTTACAAGTTATCAATAATAATAACGAATCTACAATAGAAATTCTTATAAATCATTTTGCAAGTTTTATTGTAAGTTGGTCAAACTATGTAAAGATACTATTAAGTATATATTTTGGTTGGAAAGCTTACAAGATAGTCTATAAAAGAGCATTTAGAAGGGGTTATGAAAAAGGTATAAAGAATGAAAAGTAATAAAATAATATTAATACTTTTAATTTTTAGTGTTTTTTGGTCCGTATACAGTGTTTATAATATTAATTATCGTCTTATACATTTTTTTATCATTAATGCTGTTACTAGCCCTGTTGGTGTGGCACTTATATATTATACTACTAAAAATAGAGAGGGATATCGTAAGTATAAAAAATATTTGTGTTATTATTTTATAGTTTACGGATTGCTTTGGTGTATATATGATTGTTACCAAGTAATATCAGGAAATTTAGAAGTTGGTTCAATATACTTGATATCTGATGTTACAGTATTATATCTATCAATAAAATTGTATAATAAAAAATTAATGTTATAATAATGTCTAAATATGATTGTCCGAGAAAATAAAATATTCATTGGTAATAAGAAAGTATATCTAATTGATATTGGATTATGGATATTATTATTAATAAAAATTTACAAAATAATAGCAGGTATAAGAATGATAACTACGCAAAAAAAGATAAGTAATATGTTCATAACACTTTGTATAAGCCTCAGTTCGATGTGGTTTTTATATTTTATAGAAAATACATCACATTATGAAATAAAATCAAGTCTTGAGGCTATAATAACATTGTTTTTAATTGGTGGGATAGGGTGTTATCTTTTGTTTATACCTGAAAAGTATTATAATAATAAAGTCGTAATTTGGTATGCAAATATACTTATTTTCGTAGGTATATTTGATATGTCTTTAGATTTGAGCTTTTTAGGTAATTCTAATTTCACTACTTATGTTTTGATATCTTCAGTGATTTGCGAATTATTTTATATGATTGTAGGATCTTTCATTATGTGGTTTGGCTTTAAAAGATAAATAATTAAACACACTTACTTCTAAAATAAGTATTTTCAACAACATTTCATACTAAATTATTTCACATTATTTCTATTTATCTCTTTACATTATAGGAATACTATAATATACTTACTCACATACCAACAACGATAGATAATAAAATGTATAAAGTAGCGATAGAAGAGTATGGAATAAGTCGTGACGAATATAAAGTTTTAAAAGAATTTAGTTTTGAAGTTGAAAAAGATGCAAATGCAAAGTATAGACAACTAATCAAAGAGTATGCAATGATTAAACACGGCTGCAATTATGTTAATTATTCTAAAGGTGTAGTGATAATAACCAACTATTAATAGAGGAGATAAGAAATGATTAATCTAACAGAACTAATTGTGGCAATAAGTATATCACTTGTTGCGGTTTTAATAATACATTTAATAGAAAGCGGAGATGAATAATGAATGTCAAATTGTAATACTACTCACTCAATACTATTAAGACAAAAAACATCAAATGAATGGAATAAAAAGAACACTAAAAAGAATATTTCATTAAAACTTTATTATCATAATGCAATTGATGTAAAGATTGCAGAGTACTTTGATAAATATAGTAATTTAACTAATAAACAATTATTTATTAGAATAATGGAAGAACATTTTAATAAGTGATACACTATAGATGTAGCTAGGATCATTACTGAAAGACGACTTATCATCGTTTGCTACACTCTCAACAGATAAAATAACAGGAGATAAATGTTATGAACCAAATAAATTTAGTCGAAGTCGGTGATACTATAGTTATTACAAGTCATCCAAGATGTATACCACTTAGATATAAAACAATTCATATGATAACTAGAGTTACTAAAACGATGTGTTTTAGTAAAAATAGATATGAAGAGTATAAATTTCAAAGAAAAATATCAGATAATATGTGTTGTCCTTTTGAGCAATTTTATTTGATGCCAAGTTTCAAAGTATTCAGAAATAGCGAGGAGATATCATGAAAACATTTGTTGCAGAAAATGTATTGTGCAATTACACAGCAGGACTGATTGTCATTAAAGCTGAAACTATTGAAGATGCTATTATAAAATGTCATAAATTAAAATATTATAATTATCCTAATTCTTCTCTCGTCACAGAAATATCAGAAAATATAAGAGAACTAAAAGATGATGAATTAGTATATGTATATGGGGGTGGATAAAATGAATATAGATAAAAACAATACTTCAATACGCCTATGTATACCACCAAAACATGGTAAATTAGAAAATATACGCAAAGCACATATAGATTTCAACAAACTACTAGAATGCAAAGAAATGATAAAGAAACTAGACCCACGTAATGAAGTTATATCACTAACTACAAATGGTATTACAGAGTACTCATATAATATTTATAGCAAAGGTAAGAATTTGACGCATTTAGGCAAGGAATGTACAGTTAGATTTAGCTCGTTGGATATGATGTATGATACTATTAAGGAGATTATTAAGTGAGTAATATAACAAGAAAAGAGATAGAACCAGTATTTTTTTTACAAGATATGAATAAGTGGAAATTTCTGGTTAAAGACGGTGATAGTTTTGCACAAGGACTTTTTGAAACAGAAGAAGAGGCAAGAGAATGTTACGATGACTGTGTAAAGTATCATAATTTACCAAATTATTACCATAAATAGTATATAATATTAATATATAACTATATCAAAGGCTATAAATGACTTCAAAAACGGCTAAGAAATATCTAACAACAGATCAAATAGATTCACTTGAAACATTAGGAAGAACGCTAAGCATTGAACGTGTTGCTGATCGTTTCGGAATGAATAAAAGTACACTGTATAGTATCTTTAGAGAATATCCCGAGTATTTCCAACGGTATAAGAAAGGTGCAAGCACTGTAAGTGAGCAAATTGCTAATTCTTTGATCGACAATGCAATGTCTGGAGATACTACAGCACAGATATTTTATCTTAAAACTAAAGATCATTGGCGACAAAATGCAGTTAAAATTAAAGCTAGTGATTACAAAGATGATAATATTGACATGTTAAGCGTTATTATTTCTAAGATAATGGGTGAAGATGGTTGTGAGGCTGAACTAGACAATGCAACTCTCAACACATTAAACAATCTAATCAAAACTAAAAATGAACTGTCTGAACTCAACGAACTTAAATTAAGACTGGATAAACTGGAAGGTTAAAATGGCTGATATACAAATAATTAACAGGGTGTATAATTTATTAGGTAGAAATCACCAAGATTCTAGCATAAGCGATGAATGGGGTCAAATAATAAGCGATACAATTGATGCTAAAATTAAGATTGTATTAGAATCGCATATATGGTCATTTGCTATAAAGTTTAAGAAATTGGCAAGACTTACAACGTCTAGTAATCCATCCTTTAATTATGAATATTTAGTGCCTATAGATTGCTTTAAAATTATAGAGGCTTACAAACCTGTTGATAGTGGTGGCGTTGAAAGAATAAATTTGGCTTTAGATTCAAGTTCATATGAGATTTTAGGCAAATCATTGTATACAAATATTGATACTATTTTAGTTAAATATAAAGTAGGTGATATCTCTATAGAAGAAATACCACAATCATTTATAGAGGCCGTATCTTATCTTTCAGCTAGTGAGCTATCAATGAATTTACTAGAAAATGCTCAATTAAGTTCTATGTTTTCACAAACATATCAAAGGTATGTGATCATTGCTAAAAATAACGATATCCAAAATGGTAAAGTTAGGCAATTTAACGTAAAAACTCATGGCTATAGAAGTTATGAGTAGCATTGTACAACAAGATTCATTCGGTTTAGGTGAGGTTGATCCTCAATTATTTAATTATACATCACAAGGACAACAATATTTAACAGCATTATCTAAATGCGATAACATGTATATATCTAGTCAACAGTTACCACAAAAAAGAAAGTCTTTTGACTATATAACACAGTATCAAAATATTGTATTAAATACGGCTATCATTGGTATAGATCATTTCTCTTTTAGGTCAAAAGATAGTTACTGGTATCAACTTATATTAATAAATGAAGTAACATCTTCAGATACATTTGTATATCTTATAAAGTTCTCCAAAGATGCGGTACAAGTTCCAATTGCCACAAAGAAAATAACAACAATAGTTAATACTGTAGTTAAGGACTTTGATACAACTGCAACTGATAATTTCATTGTTATATCTCATCCACGTGTACACCCACAAAAAATAGTTATTGATCCGGTAACATTCGCCAATAGTACTATAGAGGATATTGGTTTTTCAGTAGTACCTAGTATTGATTTTGGTGATATAGATTATTCAAAATATCAGTTTACAGCATCTGGAACACCTTTAGGGTCAACAATATCTATATCTTTTCCTAGTGGAAGTAATCCTTTTACAGATGATTGGATAGGTGGAATGATATTCGGTCGAACTGGTGCAACTGTTGAACAGCCTATAGGGTTTGGAATCATAAAAACAGTTAGCAATCCATCAGCTACTAGCCAATCAATAACTATAACAGTACTACAGGCATTTGGTACTGGATATAGTAAAGAAGGTGCTACGTGGAGCATGAGAAAGCCAATATGGGGTGATAGAATTAATGGTGATAAGGTATATCCTTCATTAACTTCATTCTTTCAAGGCCGTTTATGGTTCGCAAATACTCCTGATTTACCTATGATAGTAGCGGGGTCAAAAATAAATACACCTAATGATTTTAATGTGAATAGTGGTGAAGATCCTGATGCAATTGTATATATTATTCAGAATTCGGAAGGTGGCGGAATTAAACATATATTCGGTGGTGTTAACCTACATTTATTCACAGAATCACAGCAATTAACAGTAATGACTGGTTATGACGTTGGTATAACACCGGGTAATTTCGCTCCTCAGTTAACTAGTAGTTATTCATCATCATTAATGAAACCTATTAAATATAAAAATAATATATACTTCATAACATCAAACGGAAAAGCATTAGTTGAGATTATAGAACAAGACAAATCAGTATCAGCGGGTATTATATCTAGTAATTCACAACACTTAATAAAACATCCAATAAAAGCAGCTGTCTATGACATTGATAACAACCAAGATCAGATATTAGCTTTATTAAATGTAGATGGTTCTATATGTATATATTCAACATCTTTACAATTTCAGAATCACGGATTTTCACAGTTTAATATATCAACAATTGGTACTGAAACCATAAGAGATTTAAGTGTTTTGAATAATAGATTATATTTATTTTCAAATACTAATAGAATAATTACACCATCATTAATTAATGATTTTGATTATGGGTTAAATGCTACTGTTACAAATGGTAAGATATATTTGGATTATCCTACTTCTGATATAGTAGCTAATGAATTAATTGGTGTAAGTGTTAAAACTATAGTATCTGGGAATACTAATTATAGTTATTTAGGAGAATATCCGGCAATTTTAGACACCTCATTAAATAAATATTATGTATTAGTTGATAGTAGTACTATTGGTGATATTAGGGTGGGAAAATCGTTTGTAGCTACATTGAAAACTATGCCATTGTATAGTGGTACATCAGGAAGTTTTAAAACTAGAAAAGTATCTCAAGCATGGATACAGTACTTTCAATCTTTTAACTTCAAGGTAAATGATAAAGTAACTGGATTATTATATTCTGATCAATTAACACCGCAATCAGCTTACCCACAACTAAGCACTAATACGCATAGATTCAGCTTTGCAAGAGGAGCTAAACAAGACTTTTTCATAGAGGTTGTGCAAGATACCCCATACCCAGTAAACATTCAAAAAATAGCGTGGCTAATAGAGGAGAATATAATAGTATGAGTAATAAGTTTATAACTCAGTATGTAGCAGATGGAGTGACAAAAAGCTTTTTGTTTAATTTTAATATAGTACAAGGTAGATCCGTCAATGTTTATAAAACATTATCTGGCAATAGTGCTAATGAAGATGATGACATAATAGCCACAAATACATTTATAGTTACATTAACAGATCCTAGTGCCAGTCTTTCAAAAGGAAATGTTATATTTAACACTGCTCCAGTCTTAGATTCAGTAATAACTATAACACCAGATGGTAAAACTAACGTAACTGTTAATTTTTCTAATACAACACCACTTAATCAAGATAATTTGAATAAATCATATAATCAACAATCATCAACTATTGAACAAGATAATGAGAATTTCAAAACATCATCATTACGTTATAACATAAATGAAAATAAATCTGATATAGATTATAGCAATATATTATCACCCCTTAAGGATAAATCTTTTTGGAGAAGATCGGGTTCTGAAATTGTAGCACAAGATTATGATCTTTTTGTTAATGAAGTAGAACAAGATATAAGTAGTACAGTTGTTGGCCAAGTTAATGCATCAGCTGTAAATACTAATATAACAGCAGAATTAGCGGGTAATGCTATTCATACTCCAGTTAATGGCGATATATTAAAAATTGATGTTAACGGAAATGTAGTAGTAGATAAAACATTAACTAATGTTGTATCAGGTCTTGCATCTGCTCACTGGTCTAAAGAATGGGCCGTATCACCATTAGAAATCACTGATGATTTTGGAAACATTGGATTTAGTGCTAAACATTATTCTGCACTTTCAGGCATAGCAGCAACGTCTACTAGTGGATTAATAGATGAATTATTCGTATTTGATGCAGAAGGTCCAACAACAAGAATAGATTTGATAGAATATCAATCTAACCCTAATAAGCCATGGATAGATGTATTAGATAATAGTTTTACATTGTATATTGATGGTAGATTAATATTGTCACCTAGTGCATATACTGGTGGTGGTGGTGAAACTACTGGGTCTACATATTCATATATTGTTACTATTGTTGATAATCCTACACTTGCAGTCCCTAGTTATCTAACTATATCACCGGAAGTACCACCTAACACACAAATAACTGTATCAAGGGGGGTTGCTCAGGGTGATTCTAGTACTATGTTTGCAACTGGGTCTAATTATAAGAAGGAATCAGTGGATTCTAAAATAGCTAATAGAGATTTATCTAATGTTGCTATAGCAAATTATCCTATTGCAGATTTTAAAATACTTCCACTTAACTATCTTATGAAAACATCTGCGTATACAGCTGTTTCTGGTGATTTTATAATGTGCGATACATCAGCAATAGGTTCATTCCCGGTGACTTTTCCTGTGGGCCAAAATGGAGATATTATCTCTGTTACTGATATTAAAGACAATTGGATTGTTGCCAATCTCACCTTAGTGCCTTCAACAGGTGAATCTATCATGGGGTTAGCTATTAATGAAACACTTGTATTAGATAGAAAGTCAATAACAGTAACATTCAGATTTTTAAATAACAATTGGAGAATAATATAATGAACTATTCAACACTATTTGGTGGAAATATAAAAAGAGTTCAACGTGGAGTAGCTACACATTTAGAACTTACCAAGACACTAGAGTTTCCTGTCGATATGGAACACTCCATTATAATAGAAGGCTATACAATGTCGGGTAGCGTAGCAGTATCACAGTATGTAGTTCCGTCAGTATGCTCATCAATAACAGCACCAACAGAGGTTACTATTCACTGGGGAGTAAGATCTATTGATGCTGTTTTAGCATATCAAGTAATAGAATTTTATAAATAAAGTATCACTATATATTAAAATAAGGGTTAACATGTTAGATAAAAACACAAAATTAAGACTTCAATCAAAGATATTTACTTTATTTAATACTGTTGATGGCAAAGAAGTGTTAAGATTATTAAAAGATGATATGTTTATTAGTAATATAGATGCTACAGATAAAGACATATTTATTGATGAAGGTAGAAGAAGATTAATATCATATTTTGATACTATAGTTAAAACAACATTAAACAAAGGAGATAATTAATGTTAGATACAGATGATAATGTTATCGATAATGAGAATATAGTAGTTAGTGAGAAGATATTGGGTAGATTTAATACTCAAAGTGACTTAGAAAAAAGTTATACAGAATTAGAAACTGCATACAGTCAAAAACAGAACTGGGAAAAAAAGTATAATGCTGATTTTGAAGTTCCTGAAAACTACTTAAAAGAAGATTCTATTGAAAATATTGATGATGAATTTCTTAAGTTAACTAGTGATGATGCTAAAAAGTTAGGACTTAATCAGTCACAGTTTAATAAATATGCAAAAAATAAATACGATGCTAAATTGGTTAGCGACAAAGAAAAAGAAGATAGTAAATTCGATATTAGTGAAAATGTTAGTAAATTCATGAAAGATAAGATAGGTTTTACTGATAGGGTTATTTCTTTATTAAGTAAGGACGACGTAACTTTTTATGAGTCAAAGTATCAAGAGAGCTTGAATACTAGCACTAATGTAACTAGCTCATATCACAATACAGATAAATCAAAATCAAAGAAAGATGCTTATAAGGCATTAAAAGATGCTGAAAGAAGTGGAACACACTTTGAAAAAAAAGCAGCCTTTGAAAAGTGGAAGTCACTAGTTTAATACATTAAGGTATAATTATGAAAGATAAAGTTAAGTTTAATGATGATGAATTATTAGATTTTAATCTAAGGTATAACGCAGCTTACCAAATGAATCAAAGATTTGTAAATACTCTTATAAGAGCTGTTAAGTTGTGTGCTCCTTTATCAGATGGCCTTAACGTATTATACGGATATAATGATACAGGAAAGAATCTTAATAAGAATATATATAACTCTACTCCTAAATGGTGTTCTAATTCGAGAGCTAACAAACTTCATAGTCTTTTATTACCTATTAATAGAAGATGGGGTTCTATCTATTCGGCTAATGATGAAACTGGAGAAGATCACTACGAAGAACAACATACTTTAAAGGTTTTTAATGCTATAGATAAATCAAACCTACATAGTATAGCTAAATCATTCTTTTTAGACCTTAACATAGGTTGTGGTGCTATATGGATTGATAGTCCTAGTAAGGAAAGACCAATAGTATTTAAAAATGTTGCGGGTATTACTCTGATGCCTGAATTCAGTGATGATCCAATGAATACTAATGCATGGTTTAAAAAGGTTATTAACTGGAGAGATCTTAATATATTAAATCCTGAAATTGCAAAAGGTAAAGATATTGCGGGTGAGTACAATATAACATGTGGTTATTTAGATTTAAGAGAAACAAAATATAAAAAATATTGCTATATACAATTTCTTGAAGATGAATTTAGCGAGCCTTTAAGTGTTAGTTTTTCATCATGGAGACAGTTAATATTAGTTAATGAAACTTTACGACCGGGTGAGGCTAGAGGGCATGGAATAATACTACAAATACTAGAAGATATTGAGTACCTTAATGAAATAACTGGAAGTATTAAAGGATATATTAAGTATTCTGCTAACCCAGATTTATTAGTACCTGATAATTTGCCATATAATTTTGGAACAGAGGGTGGAAACATCTACCCGACTGAATTAATAGCAGATGGTAGAATGCCAGTGCAACCTATTCAATGGCAGATAAACATTCAAGCTGTACAAGGAATGATACAAGACTTGGAACAGAAGATTAGACAGTTCTTTAATGTTATGCCCTTAGGAATGCCTGAAAATACTCCCCATGCTACTGCTACAGAGGTAGGTTATAGACAAGCAGATGAAGAAAGGCAATCAGTTGCAGATTTGGCTAGGGTTGCAAATGAAACATTAGGCGGTTTAATGAGTTCTATTTTTGCTATATTAGTAGAAAGAGGAATTATAGATTCACCTGAATCGAAATTATATGATTTTAAGTTCGATAGTCCCGCTGTAGATATACAAGCACAAGATAATGTCAATTCTATTTTACAGTTAGCTACATTATCAACGCAGATACTTGGTGAAGGTTCGGGAAATATATATTTAAATCAGCAGGAAACATTTAATGCTTTAGCTAAAAACCTGAAAGTTACTTATTCTGTATTAAATAGTCCTCAAGAAGTGAAAAATATTACAGATGCTGCACATAAGGCAGCAGCTCAACAACAAGAGGCTAAAAGTGGTGGTGGTCAACAGCAACAGCAACAAGATAGTAATCTCCAACCATCATCATTAGGACAGGGAACACCAATAGACCCGGCCCAATTAGGCCAGAATACTAGTATTACAGGTATGGGTATTTAATATATGGTATAATAATTATTGTAACTAGGGTAGCTCCCGAAAAGTGTATTATCTCAACACCTGTTACAACTCTCTATGGGATTCTATCAAGGAGTTGATATGAAAGAATGTTCAAGATGTAAGGTTGATAAATCAATAAAATACTTTAGTATATTATCTTCTAAAACCATGACCGTAAGATCCATATGCAAAGACTGTATCAATAAAGACAATGTTTATGCTAATATGATGACTAGATGCTACAATAAAACCTCGTCTAGGTATAAAGATTGGGGTGGCAGGGGAATTACTGTATGTAAAGAATGGCATAATAAAGATATATTCATGTTATGGTTAGAGGATAACTACACTAAAGGACTACAAATTGATAGGGTAGATAATGATAAGGGATATGGTCCTGATAATTGTCGATTTATAAATAATTCTGCTAATGCTTTAAATCAAAGGGCGCATAAAAATTTAAGACTTCCTTACAGAGGAGTTTCTATGGTTAAGGAAAAAAGAGCTGGCAACAAATTAGTAGTTAGATATAGATGCAAAATAAGTATTGGCAATTGTAAGGAGAAGTCCCTTGGTTATCATGCTAATCCTATACTCGCTGCAATAACTTATGATAAGTATGTAATAGCTAATAATTTAACTCATCAAATAAATGGATTTTAAATGAATATATCATCAATCAAAACTCTCATTAAAAAGAAAGAATTAGAATTAGCTAAAACAAATATCGTAGGTAAATTAAAATTCTTCAAAGATAAATTTTGCACATTTAATGATAAACCTATCGTTCCATTTAAATTAAGAAACTATCAGCAAGAATATTTAGAACTCTTTAAGGCATCATTGCAGGCTAAAATTTTTCTTCACCTACCGAGGAGAGCCCGGCAAGGACGTTTTCTGTTTTTGTATTATGGTTGATTATGCTTTAGAAAATGTTGGTAACTATGCTTATATACTCCCCGATCGTGAACAAGCATCTAAGGTTATTTGGCGAGGTGTAATAATTAACCGCGATAATGAATTAGAACATCCAGAAATCACGAGATTCTTAGAAATAATACCTAAGTCATTGATTGCTAGTACAAATAATCAAGAGAAAGTCATCACTCTTACTAATGGTTCTGTTATTTATCTAGCCGGTGCAACTAGAGCCGATAGCCTAAGGGGTATTAATCTCCGTGGTGTGGTATTTAGTGAGTTTGCCTTTTATCGTAGCCATGAAGTATATCAAGTGCTACAGCCAGTTATAACGCAATCTAAATCATGGGTTATTATTAATACAACACCTAACAGTTATGATTTTTCATGGAGATTATTTAACAGTTTAAAACATGATGATAGATGGATAACTAGATTAGAAACAGTTGAAACTTTAAAAGATGATGAAAATATAAGATATATAAGTGATGAAGATGTTGAGAATTGTCGTGTAGATGGAAATATGACAATAGATTCTATCAAACGTGAGTTTTATTGTGAACCATACTTAAATTCAGAAACATTATATTATGCTCATGAGATGAAATCTATTGATGATGATAAAAGAATACAAGATGTTAATATTATACATAATTTACCTATACACTATGCTTTCGATTTAGGTAGTGATGCTACACCTATTATAGGATTTCAAGTTGAAATTACTGGTACTATTAGAGTTGTGTTTTATCATACTCCAACAACAGAAGTTTATACTTATGGGTGGTATTATAGTTTAATCAAAGAGTTTACGATGAAGAATAATGCTATTATGGGTAGGTGTATACTACCCCATGATTCTGTTAAGAGGCAAGTAGGTGAAACTCATATTACCACAGCAAAAGATTCATTTAGAGATGCAGGAGCAGATGTAGTAGTTCTTAGAAGAAGTAGTAATAAAGATGCTCTTATTAATTTATCTAAAGTATATCTAAGTAAAGTTATTATTGACAAGAAAGCCACACATCTAACTGATTCATTATCCGCTTATTGTAGAGATTATAATGAACGTGATAAAGTATTTGGCAAAAAACCATTACATAATTGGAGTTGTCATGCTGCCGATTGTTGGCAATATGTTGCTCAATCAATAGAAGATGGTCATCTAGCATCTACCAGAAGATCAATGAGTTACAAGAGAAGTATTATATGATATAATATAATTATAGATAGGTTTAGCGACTGAACAAGAGACTTATCATCTCTCTTCTATATTTCAAAAAGATACAATAACAAGGATAGTGTTATGAAAGAATGTACTAAATGTAAAATCACTCAAGAATTAAATCAGTTTCATAAAGATAAATATTCAAACGATGGTCATAAACTTAGGTGTAAAAAATGCAGGCTTAGAGATAATATTTATCATTCCATAATGTCAAGATGTTATAAGACTAACAATCTACGTTATAAAGACTATGGTGGTAGAGGTATCACAGTGTGTGACGAATGGTTAACACTTAACGGAATGAGACCTTGGTTAAATGAAAACTGGGTTCAAGGATTACAGATAGATCGCATAGATAATGAGAAAGGTTACAGCCCTTCAAACTGTCATTTCGTGACAAATCAAGTCAATGCGTTAAATCGAAGAATAAGAAAGAATGGCACAAGCATTTATAGAGGAGTTTCGTATAATAGTGGTCGTAGTAAGTTTGTAGCAATATCTACTTTGAATGGTAAAAATACTCATATAGGTTACTATGCAACAGAAAAAGAGGCATATATCGCGTATGATAACTATATTATTTTAAATAAACTACCAAATAAGTTAAATGAGGTACTGTATGATAATTAATGAAACTCATAAAGATTTTGCTAAATACTATTTACAATCACTAGATATAGAACATTTTAAAACTGCTGAATTAACTGATAAAATACCCGATATGGGAAATATATATATAGTAGATGAAGAAGTAATAGCTTTAGTTGTAGTATATAATGTTGATAGAAGTGAAAGCACTACATGGTGGTTATGTGTTTGGGCCTGTAAACGTAAAAATTCTAATAAATTAATGTTTATGGCAAAAGAATTAATGAATAGAGTACCTAAGAATTCTATTTTATTGTCACACATACAGACGAAACATGTTTATAACCATGCAGTATATAGAGCATCGCTATATTTAGTTAAACTTATTGGTTTTAAATTAGTTAACTCTAATGAATATTGTGATATAGTTGAGTATAGAAAATGATAATATAATTAACTATAATTAAGTTTTATAAATATGTTACAATAATATAACTATATTAATTTATTAGGATTTTATTATGGGTAAAGGCGGCGGTGGTGGTAATAATAGTGCAAATGATAGTGCTAAAAAGTCTAATGCGTTACTACAAGAGCAAATAGATAGTCAAAAACAACAAGAAGCTGAAAAGAAAGCACAATTATCACAACAAGAATTCGGAATTATTAAGTCACAGGGTGCAATGAATTGGGACGGAAAAACTCCAACAGGGATATAAATAATAATATGATATCTTTTAAAATAAGTTGTGAAGAGGATGCTTTAAAATATGAAACTTCACTAGCCAAATTTAGCAATTTGTCTAAAATATACTCAATATATATAGATAATATTGAAGTAGGTTGTTTTGGTTATGTAGAAACAACACAATTAAATGTAGATAGAATTATTGGGTTAGTTATATCTATAGATCAAAAATATCAAAATAAAGGCTACTTTAAGTTAGTAGGAAATGCTATTAGAGATAAGTTAATAAGTAATAGCAGTAATGGTAAGATATGGATACTAACACAGTTATTAAATATTAAAAGTCGTATGTTTGCTAAATATTTTGGTTTAAAAAACATCCATAATAATGGATTTTACTTATTACATAACACTAATAATGATGAACAAGCACTACTATTTGCTAATCTTTTAATTGATAAGTTAATTATAGAATAATATAAGGGGATATATATGGCATCGTTATTTGTAGCGGGTATCGCAGCTATTTCTGCCGCATCTGCAACCTCAATAGTTGCGGGAGTTAGTGCTGTAGCCGGAATAGTTGGGGCAGCAGCATCTGTAGCGGGCTCTATAGCAAGTTCAGAGGCCTCAACAGCATCTGCAACAGCACAAGAGAATGCAGTTAAAACACAAGAATTAGAAGGTCAATATAAAATCGGAAAACAAAAGAATGCATCAATTGAACAAGTTCATGTACAGCTAGCAAAAAATGAAATGAGAATGGGTGTTAGGGGATTAAGTACACAATCTCCTACATTTAATGCCGTGCAGGTTGATGAATTCAATAATACATCTAAATCATTAAAGCAAGGTAATGTTGCACTTAAAATAGATACTCTAAATAGCAAAACACAGCTAGCAAATATACATACTCAATTGAACTATCAGAAAGCTAGTAACATATTCGGAGCTATTGGGGGTGTTGCCAGTGCTGGATCTGATGTATACAAAACGTTTGAAGGGTTTAAATAATAAGGATATATTATGCAAGAACTAGAGATACCACCAGAAATAAAAGATTCAGATGCTTATAAAAGCGGTGAATATATAGGTAGCTTATGTGTTGCTCAATCATCTGAGCAGCAACAATTAGGTTTACATGTTGAAATAGCAAAACAAAGTGGAATAATGAACAAAAATTTTTCTGCATTAGGTGATTAAAAATGTCCTTTGAAATGTTTAAAAAAATAACAAGTATGTTAAGTCCATCTCAACCAATAGGTGTTACTCCTAAAAAGGATAATAACTATATTGAAGGTGCTGCACAACAAACAGCTAACACAGAGATGTCTACAGCTAATACAGCTAACCAAAAAGCTCAAGCAATTAATAATATCAGTGGTGATATATCTAGTATTGCTAAAACTGCATTAAATATATCAACAGAATATAGTACAAATTTATATTATAATCTTTTAACTCAAGCAAAAGAGTCACATAGTAATACAAGTAATGCTATTAAATTAAGTAATAATCCAGATGTTATAGCACAAGCATCTTCAACTAATTCTGCTAAATTATTAGGATTAAAGAATGCAAGCAAAAGCCTTTTACCCGGTCAAAGGGATGCTATAAATTCAACATTAGATTCTTATGGTCAAGCAGGAATACAACAAGCAACACTAAAAAATTCAGAAATACATAATAATAATCTTTTAAATACTGCTATAAATGGTAGAAGTTCTGAACTAAGCGGGTGGGATATAAGGCTTAGTAATACAGAAGATCCAAAAGAAAGAAAGAAAATATTTAATGAAGTATCATCACAAATGCAACATTTAGAAAATATAAAACCTTTTTTAACTACTAATTCACAAGTAAATAAATTAAATAGCTTAGTGCATAACTTAACAGCATGGGCTTATATTAAGCATCAGCCCATACCAAATATACCTAGTATGAATGTGGCAACAGCCATGAATGAAAGTAATGCTATGGTTATAAAGAGAAATGCAGCTGTGACTAATGGTATATCAGATATATTTCATGGTGGTAAAGTTAGAGATACGTCTGAAATAGATTTTCAAGCTAACCCGGATATGCTAAATCTATATAATGCAAAAATGAAAGCTAAAATATTAACTAATTCACTAGGAAATTCACAATCTATAACCCAGGATTCTAAAACATTGAATGATTCTGATGATTATGTTTCTAATCAAATTGGTAAAATGGCTACATCATATATAAAAAATGGTGAGGCTGATAAATTGGCATATACAATGAGTCCAGATGTTAAAGCAGCCGCTGATAAATTGGCCACATCAAATACAAGTGCTGAACAATCAGAGAATTCTTTAGATTATCAACAAAAGTTAAAATCATGGATGAATAGCCGAGGATTACCAGATAGTGCATATAATCCAATCACACAAGAGCATCAAAATTTTATACATTCATTTTCTAATGCTCCAGATACACCAGAAAATTTAACACAATCTATTGTTAATACTAATATGATATATAAAATGTCGGGTGAAACTCATAAAACTATATTTGGCGGAACATCTGATTCAGCTATGTTAAGAAATATTAGGTTTTTAGAACATGACAAAAATGGTAATGTGTCTAATCCACAGGAAACGGCAAATATTATAAGATCATATTCACCAATTATTCAAAAAGATATGAATAGTGATAAATTAACCTTTACATCAGAAGATAGTACACCGGCAAAATATGAAAGTGCATCAGGTAATAATATTAATATCAGTAATTCACAAGGTCTATTAACATATGTATCGCAAAATTCCAGTAGTTTTAATATAAATAAACTATCTACTCTTACTGGAAATTCACAAGCTGATTTAATTAAATCTTCTCAAACACAAGTTTATCTTAAAATGAAAAAAGGTGAAGATATGACAAGTGCTATTAATGATGTTAAATCAAATAATTTAAACATGTTACGTGAACATCCAGTTTATGCAGGCAGTTCTACAGGCGGTTCTACATATTCTATAAATCCAGATATAGGTTCTACATACGGATTAGCAGATGTTGACAAAAGTTTATATGGAGCTATTTTAGGTAAAGTTAATGATGATATATACAATAAAGCTATACACAGAAATAATTTAGTAGTTGGTAAAGTTAGTGATAATAAACAAATAAATGAAAAATATACTGCCAGTCAAAATATAGAAAGAAATAAACAATATCTTGGTGATAAAGATGAATCACATATCTATAGTTCTAATGGTAGACTGTGGGTTAGATATCAAACAGGTATAACTGAACCAATAACAGCACATGATGTATCTGTAGTTGCAGATAAAAAAACAATATTGAAGGCTAAAATAGATAAGGCGACTAGTGCTTATGCTGCTAGTGCCGGTTTACCCGAAGCAGCTAGGGCATGGATGTGATATGGAAGATATAAATAAAATAAATAATATTAGTACTTTTGATACTCCAGATGAAAATAAAGTAAATACGGGTTTAAAGCAATTAGAACCTAATCCATTAGTAAGACAATCACAATTACCAGAACAAACTACTTATCAAGGAACACAAACAGGTGTAGGAAGAAGTATATATGATGCTGCTAAACTTGATGTAGTGTCAGGAGCACAAGATATCTATAATGTAGGTGCTTGGGCTAGTCAGCACATTTTAGGAAATGAACCTGATCATGGTGGGTTTAATTTTGGTGATAAAATGGAGTTATCTAAATTAAATATAGCTAGTGAGCATCCTAATAACTTAGTTATGTTCGGCTCTAATTTAATCGGTATGACTGCTGCTGCTATTATATTACCAGAGGCATTAGGTGCTGCAAGAGTAGCCGCTGCATCAAGGATAGCTTCTGGAGTAGGTGAAACTGTAGCATCCACTACAGCTAAAGAAGTTGCAGAAACTAGTTTATTAAATAAAATTGATATATCAAAAGCTATTAGTAACCCTAAGGGTGGATTAATAAGAAGATTAACTACATATTCAGTACCATTTTTACCTTTTGAGGTTGGTTCTAATATAAATTATGATAAACAAGGTAAAGCAAACATAGATACTTTGGGATTTTTAAAAGATACAGCTATAAATACTATACCTTTCGGTATTGGTGAGGGTATAGGTGCTATTTATAGATCAACTGTAATGGCAGAAAGTCAGGTAACATCAGCAGGTTTAAAAGCTACAGAACTCTCTGATAGATTTAAAAAAGAAGATTCACTTAAGACAACTGAAAGAACTCCAGGAACAATAGAGCAAGATAATATAAATCATGATTTAAGAGCTAATGAAACAGTAGAAAATAATAAATCTAATGCAGTAGGAAATGAAGAATTAATAGATGCTACATTTACAAAAGCACAAAAAGAACAGATAATTAATAATACGTTAAAGCCAACTATAAAAACTGGTAAAATACATAGTGATATAAGATTATCAGATGATGCTATTGTTGAGTACAATAGAATTATAACATCTGGACTAGATGATATATCTAAGAGAAAATTGACACAGGCTATATTATCAAAATATGGTGTTTTGCATAATAGCAGAACTGTTAGTTTAGCAGATCCTACCGCACAGGCTGAATTAAGCACAGATATTAACCAACTAAATAAATATTATAAAGAAAGTGGGGCAAGAAAAGTATTATTGACTGATGAATATAGAAAACTTCCAGTTAATAAACAAGCCGATAAACTAGCTAAAGGATTATTTAAGACACAATCATATTTAAATTCAGGTGCTATTAAAGAAGTAGAGAAGAAAGGTTTTTATATTGATGAACCTTATAAAGGTGGTTCTGAAATAACACATAATTACCCTAACTGGTATATGGAGACTAAAAGAGGCACAGAAGATGCTAACTTATTAAAAGAATTAGATAGTATGGTTGCGTCAGGTTCTAAGCATGGAGCGTACTTAAAATCATTGCAAGAGGCTAGCCATAAAAAGTATACTGATGATTATAGAAAAGGTTTATTTAATGATATTGAAGATACTATGGATAATCATATGGGAATGCATGAATCTAATCAACTTCTTAATGATTATAGAGATGGTAAAGGAATGTTTGGTGCGAGGGACTTTACAGAAAATGAAAAAGAACTAAGTGATATGGTTATGAAGTCTATAGAAAGTAATGAACATAAATTTTATGATGATGCAGACCAAAATGTTTATTTTACAAAGATAATTAAAAAGATACGAGATAATGCAGATGCAGCTGAATCTTATTTTACATGCATGATAGGTGGTAGTTTATGAAGTGTGGTTTAGAGGCTCAAAAGTTAAATCTTTCAATTGAAGAACAAAATCAACTTGAGAAAGCAATACATGATGGTGTAAAAGATAATGATAAGTTAAAATCATTAATTGCAGAACATAAAACAGCACAAGAACAAGTAAATGGCTTAAGACTAGAGAAAAGAGAGCGTTCTCTCGCTGATAAAGGCACTATAGATGGCTATACAGATGCTATAAAGCTTAGTAAAGATAAACTAGATAAAGCAGAGCTACAACAATTAAAAGAAGATAATAAACAACGTAGATCAGATCGATCTGAAACAATAAAAGACTATAATAATTCTATAGAATCTTTAATGAATGCTAAAAGAACTCTTGTTGCTCAAAAAAAATCACTATCTGATTTTATAAAACAAACTCAATCTAAAATGGTATCAACTTATATTCGTGGCAATGCAGATGGTGTAAGAAAATCATTAGTGTTACAACAATTTGCAGATGGAAAACTAACAGCTAAAGAAATATTTGATCCCGCTAGATTAGGCCCACATTCTTTAATGACAGTTAAACAAAGAATATCTGATAGTTTAGGTAAGAACACTAAAGAATTAGTAGAGAAAGCTTTAATTGATCCGGAAGACTACAGCAATATACATGTCAAAGCCTTACATGATGATCTAATAGTTAAAATAAACAATGAGGCTAGAAGATTAGGTGTATTAGAAAAGCATGGATTAGAAATAGATCAGAAACCATTTGCATTAAGTCATGATATGCTAAGAAGTAAACTTTTTAATAAAAGAAGATTTAAAAATATTAGAGAAGGTATATTAAAAGCTCAACCAATATTAAGTAAAGAAGGTCTTGAAGAATATAAGAATGACTGGATAAGTTCTATTGGTAGCGATGAAATACAAAGAATAATAGATAAGGGATACGAGAATAAAACAATTAAACCATCTATAGATCAAGCATTTGAAGATATGAGGGATTCATTAATAAATGGTGATTTACCTAGATTGAACTTTAGCAATCCAACTTTTATAGATGAAAAGTCATATAGCTATATGGTTTCTAAGTATTCTGACAAAAATATGGTGCAAAATTTAGTATCCTTCACACATAGAAAAATTAATGATTTAGCAGTATCAGAAACAACTGGTGGAAGATTATCAACAAAGGATCTACAGAATGATAAGAGTATAAGCAATATTGCTTTAAATTATTATAAATCTATTATAGATAACGGATATGGTGAACAAATAGGAACAAGTGCTGCTAGATTTGCTAGAAATAAATTAATAAATGGTTATGGTAAGTTAGTATTAGCAACAAGACCTGTTACGATGTATATTTCACCAATGGCAGATAGGCCGATAGCCGCAGCACTGAATAACACTGAAAGAGAAACTTTAGCAACATTACCACTAGAGTTATTTAGAGGTTTTGGAGATATACTTAAAAGCACTAAAACAATGGTTGGCCATGGTGAGGCTAAAGAATCTTTAAATGATGCAGCTGAATTATTCAAAATATTTTCACATGATACACAGGATAGGTATGCAGTTGAAGAATCTCCTTTAGGAGAAAATAATTTATTTAATAAATCTGTAAACTATTTAGCGGGTGCCTCTATAAACCATTTCCATGTACAAGATAATGCTTTGCGTGTAGTTAGTAATAGAGATTTTAGTATGCAAGTAAATAAATACAAATCATTTGATGATATACCACAAGGTTATAGAGATATACTTGAAACACAGCACCATATAAATGCTGATGATTGGAAACAAATAAGAAAAGTTGGTAAAGATAGTGATTTTATTACTAGTGAAAAATTTAATGGAATTTTAGCTAATAAAGTTGCAAGTATAGAACTAACTGCAAATCTAAGAGGTATGCCTAATGAATTTCCTTTAGATTATGGATTATCATCAAAAATAAAAGCACTACCAGGTGGTGATATTCTGCATAAAGCATTAACACAATTTTGGGGTTTTGCTATTAGAACATCTGTATACGGATTTAGAAATGCTTATGAAACTAAAGGTAGTTGGGGTATGGCTGAATATGGAGCTAGATTAATGGCCAGAGGCTTTATACCTAATATGGTTGTATCATCATTAATAACCTTAGCTAGAACTGGTAGTTTTAGTCAGACTTATGATGATATGACTAGTGAAAAAGGTATGTTAGATGCAATGCTTGGCACTATATCAAGGCCGGCAATGGCATTAAGTATATTTCTATCTCCTAATCAGGCTGCATACAAGGTATCATCTCCATTAATGAGGGATACATGGAACATTATGCATTCTGCCGTATCATCTGGAAAAGCTGTTATAAATGGTGATGATAGAAAAGCTGGTGTAATCGTTTTAAATCAATTTATGCAGTTAGGTGTGCCTGCTTGGTCACAAACACCATTTAATAAAGACTTCAAAGATTACATTAAGAATAATTAATATTGTATTTTTATAAATAAATGTAATATAATATAACCATAATATATATTAAGCCTATTTTGGGATAACTTAACCATTATATTGATAATTTTTATAAGGCCCTTTTGGTAAACTTTATAGAAAAATAATAATAATCTTTAATTAACAAAATAGGAGACATAATATGTCTACAATATCATTTGCTACAGTAATGGCTGAATTTGACGATATGGTGCAAGAAGAATTGCAAAACATGGAAAAACTATCTGGTACATGCAGAGAGTATGACACTTCTGGTGAATCTTTTAATATTCCATACTTTGATCAACTATCTATGAAATCTTCAGATTTTAGTTCTGGAAATATTCCAACAGTAGACGTAGCACAAAGAAATGTACAAATAGCACAAGCAAACCATAATCTTAAAACGACTATCGGTTATGCTTACCAAACATTATTTAACTATGATGTTATACAAGGTCATGTACAGCAACATGCTCATGCACTAGCTAGATTTAATGATAACATGAAATTAAAAGCATTAATTGCAGCTGATGCAGAGTTTAAAACTGCTAATAATAACTTAGTAACGACAACAGATTTAACTGTAGCTAATCTAATTAAAGGTAGATTCCAGTTAATTGATAATGGTTGTACTGGTGATAGACTATCAATGTATACGTCTGCTAAAAATATGCCTACATTCTTTAATGATGCTGATTTCAAATCTTGGGATCAAAACTCAGGTAGACCATTGATGAAAGGTAGTATAGGTAATTTTGGTGGTGTTGATATTAGAGTGTTAAGCAGTGCATCTGTAGAGAATACATTACCTAAAGCAACAGGCCCTAATAACTACATAGTAGATTATGATTCTATTGCAGTAGGGTATAATAGAAGACCATCATCTAAGGTTTGTGTAGAAGAAGATCAAGATAGAGTTACTATACTAAGTGTAGCAACGGCAGGATCTATTGTTACTCGCCCAGAAGGTGTCTGTAAAATAATAACTACAACAGTATAAGGAATTAATAACATGGCTTTTGATATAAATAAGGTTTCAAGTATACATCAAGTTTCAGGCGGCTTATCAGATTCATCTGGAGTATGGACTTTGTCTTATTCTGGTGTTATTGCAGATTTAAGTGCAAATTCAACTGGTTTCAAAGATTACCTTGATCTGTACGGCATAACTAATGATGACTGGATATTGGCAAAGTTGCCTGCTGCATCTAGTATGGGGATTGTTGTAATATCTACTGTAAATGCTAAATTAAAATTATTGGCATTTGCTGCATAAATAAATTTCTTTCTAATATTTTATCTTTGGTATTAGAAAGATATTAAATAATATTGGAGTAGATAATGTCAAAAATTATTCTAAATAATATATCAACTAATAGTACTACAGCTACTTTTAATGTATTAAAATCAGACCCAGAGGCTTTAGTAATCCAAGTTACTGGTACTTTTGGGGGTGCTAAAGTTGTTCTTCAATCTGCTATAGTTGGTTTAGATTTTCAAGATATGGATGGATTTTCATTTGAAACGCCATCTATGAGAAATGTTAAACTTAGAAATGGAATGATATTCAGATTTGTAATATCAGGTGGAACAGGAATTAATTTAAATATTGGTGTAGATGGGGGTGGGTATTAATGTCTAATAACAATCTTATTGAAAGCGTTATTAGTGGTACAGGTGGAAGTGGTGATTTTCTTGATAAAAGGATGACTGATTTAGTTACTGACTTAAGTAACATTGAAAAGTTAAGTATAAAAACAAAATTAGGTATAAACACTACATCTTTTTATAGCATTTTAGGGTTTCATGACGTTCAATTAGTTGATGATTTTACAGTCACACCAACTTCAACAACATATATATTGCTTCAATTGGAGCTTACAATTCCATGTTTAGCTAATGACATTCTTGAGATAAATACCTCAATAGGTGCCGATTATCTAACGTATAGTGATATTGGTGATAACATTGCCATAACATATACTATTGATGCAGGGGCGGTAACAACAACAGTTCCGAGAGCTTACATAGCGGGGGGAGATAACAGTTTGGAAGTTGCTCACGGTAATTTGTATACACCGCTTCTTATAACAACTGACGGATCAGTTAAATTGTCAGTATCTCTATCACTAACTAATCTGTCACAAAGAGTTTTTAAATCTGGAAACACTGGTATGTTAGTTAAACAACTAAGAATATTATAATAATTTATACTCTTTTTCGTATCTTTTTCGTATCTTTTTCGTATCTTTTTAGTATTCTTATGTTATACTTATATTTGAGTTTAACAAAAAGGAGATACACTCATGAAACATCTTAAACAACTATCTGCACTAGACCTACTAATTGAGGCTCGAAAGCATTTTAGGTTTCAAGTTAATATAGCTAATTTTCTAGGAGTATCGGAGCGTAATATTAGTTACTGGAAAAGTATTAACTTTATTACACCAGTCCACAGATTAAAATTAGAACGTAAAATAATTAAATTCAGAAAGGAGATGATATGAATATTAATATATTAACAAGAAGAAAAATAAATAAATTAAATTTATTCAGCATAAATTATATAGAATGTTATTATTATGAATATAAGGGTAAGTGTCATTTAATCAAAGATGGTATAGATTTATTAGAGGGTAAAAATGCTACTTATTGCTGTCAAGAAAATGGTGAATTTGTATATAGATCTAGGAACAAATGGTTTAATTTATAACAACAACAGCAACAGGAAATAAAACAATGAAAAACAGAAGAAAGAATATATTATTAGTAGTATGGGTAAGATTTATATCTTCCACTGTATATGCAGGTGATATATCAGATGGAGTACACTCAGCTTACTATGAAGATGGCTCAATTAAGGTCACATCAACATAGAAAAGTATGTTATTATACTATTATCAAATTAGTTGATATTGAAAGTCTTGAACCTTTCTTTAGCAATATCAGTTTGGGATGGAGTTTAATCCACTCGTTCAAGCATCCCATTAGGATTAAGTCAAATGAAAAAATGCAATACATGCAACACTATCCAAGAGTTATCGGAGTTTCATAATCTAAAATCTACCAAAGACGGTAAGTATAGTAAATGCAAAACCTGTAAAGCTAAGTATAATGTATGGTCACAGATGCACCAACGCTGTGATGACGTTGACGGTAAAGCCTATATCAACTATGGTGGTCGTGGTATCACGATATGTGATGAATGGTCTACTTATGAAGGGATGAAATCTTTTATCTCTGACGGCTGGGAAAAGGGCTTACAAATTGATCGTATTGATAATGACCAAGGCTATTCACCAGAGAACTGTAGATTCACAACTAGAAGTGTTAATAATTTAAACAGACGACCATACGGCAAGTCAAAATATCGAGGAATTTGCTGGCATGAAGCTAATAATAAATGGAGAGCTTTAGTGTATATATACGGTAATCAAAAGTATATAGGCATTTACTCATCAGAGATAGAAGCAGCAAAAGCTTATAATGCATACATCATAAAATTCAATTTAGATAATCAGCTAAATTTAGGGATATCAAAATGAGCATACTAAGAAATAATCTCAAAAGTAATTACACCATGATACCCAACTCAATATTGCAGGACAGGAGATTAACATCCAATGAGCTTAGAATATTATTGTACTTATGGAGCTTACCATCTAATTGGAGCATCAATAACAACAATGTCATGGAAGCATATGGCATTAAAGATAAAGGTACTATGTCTCGTATATGGAAAAAATTAATAGATGAAGGCTACATATCTAGATATAAAAAATTCAATAAAAGCACTGGTTTACCTAGTGGTGGATATACATACGAACTAATAGAAAAAGTTGACCATAATACGGAAAGTCGTTCCATGCCAACTTCCGTATTTCAAACAACAAAAAGTTGTTCAGAATACCACCCTAAAGTTGACCAGAATGCGGAATACAATAGTAATACTAATAACAATACTAATAACAATACTAATAATATATCTATTGATGCAAGAATAAGTGTCTGGATAGACAAGGCTAAATCAGAACTTCAAGTAACATCTAACCAAGAGGGTATATTCAAAACATTTATATCCCACTGGACAGCCTATAATCATGGAGATAATAAGTTTAATGCAGAGAAGCAAAAGACATTTTACTTTAAAAGAAGATTTGCAACTTTCTTGATGAATGATAAATCTAACCAAAGCAACAATCTATCATTCCATCATGAAAGACTTAAGCAAGGAGCAAGTGAGTTCTTTAGTGATGAGATAGAACAATCTAATCAGCAAAACTTAATTGGAAAAATAACATGAGTAACATAACAAAAGTAAAAGATATAAAGTTAAGCAAGCAAGTGTTTTATAAGCAATGGTTGATAATATTAGATATATGTAACAAGAATATTTTAAATGAAACATCATTATTTTATTACAATGAATTGAAACATCTAACAGAAGAAGAATATTTAAAGGCTATACAAAAGACCTTAAGAGAGAAGAAATATCCAAACATACCATTACTAGGAGAAATACTAGAAAATGTAAGTAGCAATACTTTAAACACACTTAACACATCACATACATACTCAGAAGAAGACTTTAAAAGATTAAACATTAATGGTTTATATGTAAGATGTTTAGAAAGTGGATACATTAAGCTTGTAGAAGACAAAAGAAATTTTGCTAGTGTTTATATATTATCTAACAAAAAAGAGCAACAAGCACTACTAGGAGCTAAATAATGACTAATTATGATTACTTAGACGGATTAGACAAGGTAACAGTTATGAAAATGAAGCAAAATGATATCTTAGCGGTTAAATTTGAACTTAGAAGATGTATTTATATGATCAATGATACTACTATTCCAACAATCAAAACATATAAATGGATATGGTCAGTATTAGAAAGCATTACAAGATCAGAACTAGATGGTGATTATCAGCATATTAAAATGTTTAATTTTATAATGAATACTCTATCAGATATTAATGTTGCAACTGTTAAAACAGATAACAAAATAAAAGATATGATTGCTAATTTAATCGGGAGTATAAAATGAATATGATATCTAATATAGCATATTGGGCTATAGGATTAACAATATTCTATGGAATTGGGTGCATACAAATCACACAAAATGTACAACTTCACGATTTATTTTAATTAGATATTAAAAGACTTAGAAATCTCGACGCTCAGATTTTAGATCCCATATATTGATAGTAGTTGAACTAATTAACCAACCCACTTTTGATGACGTCTATCACACTACTAGAAACTCATAGCGTATATCAGAGCGGTTGGCTACTAGAAACTCGCATCCAATATTTCGACTAGATATTAACTCACTTGATTTTTCAGGTCAGTTGAAATAATACTAGTATTTGACAAGAATAGTGGTATACTTACATTATCAAATTCTGATAATTAGCTAGTTGAAGCCAGCTGATATCATTCTAAATTACCGTTCTGCCATTATTCCTATAGTGGTAGGCTTCAAACGGTTAGGATTAAATCAAATGAATATAACAACAATAGAAAATAAAACTGTAATCACTCTAAAAGAGATATGCGATATCTTAGAAGTTAGACATGATAAGTCAATGATAAAAATAGTCGAACTTGCAAAAGAACCTAGTTTTGGACAGCTGTCAATTTTGGACATCTGTATACCTAAGGGTAATGGTGCTACCCAAACAATCAAAACATACTCATTAACTAAAATGCAAGCTATAGCAGTTGGATCTAAGTTGAATAATGCTTTATTAATGAAGTTGGTTATGAAGCTTGAAAAAGTTAATACTCCAGCATTACCTAAAACATACAAAGAAGCTTTACTTGAGCTTATTGAGAAAGAAGAGCAATTAGAAAATGCAATTAAAACTAAAGCATATATATCTGATAAGAAAACTGCGACAGCATTAAATACTGCAAGTCAAAAATCTAAACAAGTTAAAAAACCTGAAATAGAATTAGACAAGTCAAAAGATTACTCAACAATTAAAAGAATGACTATGTTGAATCATGGTATTAAATTTGATTGGAGAATCCTTAAGTCAATAGATAAGGAAATGGAAGTAGATACTATATCAGTTTTTGATTATAATTATGGATCTGTTAAATCTTATCATAAATTTGTATGGTTAGAAGATTACGCACTGGAAATTAAATAATGACAGATATAGATAATATAATTAGAGGTGGTCTGGATAACTTCACATCATATCTTGATGATATACAAATAGATGTTGATTCAAATATAATAGATATATCTACTTATAATGATTCTATTGCATCAAGACAAGAATTAATCATTAAAGATATTTTAGATAGCATTAGTGATAAAATAAACATAAATGAATATGTTTCTACACATAAAGACATATCACTTCAGTTTGATGCTTTAAAAGATAATTATATTAAGCATGATATCAGTGTTGATACTGCATATAATAAAATTAATACTTATATGAAAGAGTTTGATAGTCAGTTTAAAAACGTTGTCAAAACTGGATTCCCTACTTTTGATAATGAGTTGGGAGGGATATCCACAGGATTAACCACAATTGGTGCGATAAGTTCGCTAGGTAAGTCTACATTATGTTTACAACTTGCTGATCAAGTAGCAATGGCAGATAATAAAGTGATATATTATACAGCTGAAATGTCAGAAAAAGATTTATTTGTAAAATCTATCATTAGATTATCAGAAAGACATAGGCAGTTATCATATTGGGATATTGTAAATATAAGAGAATGTACTAATATTTCTAAAACAGAATCATTTTTAAACTCAATAGAAGATTATAAGGTTTATTCTAAGAATATAACAATCAAGACTGTTAGCAAGGGATGGGAGCAGCATATTAGAGATGATATAAAAGCAACTATTAAGATAAACGAAGGTAAATCTCCAGTTATTATTATAGATTATCTACAGATATTACCTGCTTTATCAACTACAGCTAATAAAGGTTCTGAATATAGTGTGTTAAATGACATTGTAGCTGAACTTAAGAAGATAATACAAGAGTTTAATTGTTCTATTATTTGTATTAGTTCTTTAGGCCGTGATAGTTATGCTAAACAGGTAACATTATCAAGTTTCAAGGGGTCAGGATCTATAGAGTATTCTAGTGAAATGGTATTAGCACTTGATCCTAATATTTTAGATTCTTACCAAGGTGAATCAATATATAATGATAAGCAAAAAGAATATGATATGGATGTATTGAATCAGTGGAAGAAGAAAGCAGAAAAGATACTTGATTTAAGAGTATTAAAAAATAGAAATGGTAGGTCTGGAGATACATTTAATCTATTGTTTCAATCTTCAAAATTTAAATTTAGTGAAATTGTGT